GTTGTTTTTTTGGTGATTGTGATGATAGTGATGGTTGTTTTAACTCATCAATAACTTCGTGAATCGCCATAGCAACTTCCTCTCTAACGATTTGTCTTATTGTTTTTCTTGTAGTTGTTTTCTTTTTCATACTAACCTCTCTTATGTATTTGGTTCTATATAATATTTGTTACTTAATATTGTATCAATTTTTTGTTCTATCTGTGTAATCTTAGCATTAACACCACCTGGCGCTCCCGTCTCATCAGCCAATGGAATTGGTGCACCTTGACAAATACCTTGTGATGATTTTAAAACTGCTAAAGTTTCTTTTAATAATTCCAATAAAGTAGTTCCTAAAATCATCGGTTCACCTTCAACTTCAGGATTACCTAAAATTATTTTTTGAGAATTGATAACTAAATCTTTATTAGCTGATATTGTTAAATGTCTACCAGTTCCAATATGTATATCTTTAATTGATGATAAATAAATATCATCAAGTTTTGAATTTAAAGTTATTCTATCAGAAGTAATTAATGTTTGGTTTCCACTATAATCATAAATTAATTGTTGTACATCTTGATTATTATTTACTTGAGAAACTAATGTCCCCATAAATCTATTTGGTTCTTTTAAAGTGTCTGAAGCCAATGTAAATCCATTTACCTCAATACTTTCTTTTCCATTATCTTCTAAATAAGTCTCAAAATGTTCATATAATGTACCATCTGATGTTATACTGATTATACTACCATCACCTAAAGATTCTTCATCATTATCAGACATCCTTTCATTTGATAAAAAAATATATGGTTTATTACTACGACTTCCTATTCTTACACTATTTCCATGTCTCCCCTCGAATATTGTATCACCAGATGTTTCAAATACACTATTGTTTAAATCTAAATTTGTTTTATGTCGTTTTACTAATCGTGGATAATATATTTCTTTATTAAAATTAAAACTTTCCCCATCTATACCTCTATTACTAATATTTTGTTGTTTTAATCCAAAATTTTCTTCAGTTAATCTTTCTCGTTTAAAAGATGGGTCATCATTCCAAGTTGGATTATTGCTGTGTGTATTTAATGGCCCCAAATAATAATTAATTTTACCAATTGTACAAAGTAATACCGGATCTCCTTTTGTTGGGACATCCCCATGACTTCTTAATAATGGATAGTATCTATATTGTTCACCAGTAGTACCTCGTGTTTTATAAACTTTATCAGTATAGTGGGGTAAAGCAATAATGGTATTTATAGTATTTTTACCACCATATTCAGCACTTTCTTCAGAATGGACAACATCAACCACATGACCAGGTACAAATTGTAAATAAAAAGGAACATCTACTCTTCTACCAGCAAAACCTCTTATCTTTCTATCACCATCTGTTACAAACACTGACCCCATTTAACTCTCCGAAATATTTGGATTTATTGTTTTATTTTTTATACCTTCAAGTCGAGTCTGTTCATTAGTTAAATCATTAACTGTATCTTGAAGTGTTCCCATTAATTCTTCTTTTTCTGCATCTGATAATAACATAGACTCATCATCACCACCAGTGGACTTACTTATAATTCTTTGTAGTACACCAGCTAATTTAACGAGATGTTCATCGTTTTTAACTGCCGTATCCATATATTCCTTTATGATAGGAGCTACCATAACCACATCATCAATCGTTGTAATGAATCCATGTATCTCTGATATTAACAAATCTATTTGAACTTTACGTTTTGTAGTGTTCTCATAGATGTCTTTTGTTAAATCTTGGAAAGTTTTTCCCTCAAATATTTCATTATTGTCTGACATACAATCTCCTCAAGATGTAGTTATTCATATATAAATATAAAATTTGTAAGAAATTGTTTGAAATAAAAAACCCACAATTAAGTGGGTTTAATATTTAAAAAAATGATCCCGAATGGTTGGGACGTATGTACATTATTGAACCATGTTTATGGTAAATATTTAATAATTTTTTATAATGTTTCTTAAATACATTCACAACTGATGTTATATGCGTGGTTTCAACATCTGTCATTTCTCTAATTAAAATATAAATAGCTTTTTTATTAAAATTTTCTATACCATCTCGTTGCTTCATTAAGTCAATAATAGCATATCCTATCCTTAAATCTCTATCTTTTTTAAAAATACTATTTAAATTATCATCAAAATATTCAATAATTTCATCAGTTAAAGTTACATAATCTGTTTGAGTTATACTGTTTATATTTTTTTGCTTATCTAATACATCCATACCATCGTGCGTTTTTAATTTTTTATAATTATTATTATTATGAAGAATTAAATAATTTTTAGCTACTACTGAAAAGTAACTAAATGCTTTAGAACCTTTGGTGTGGTCATATTTATGCATATTCATTACCATAAAAGTTACAACTTCATGCTTAACATCTTCGAACCCATAATCAAAATAAGTAAATTTAAATGTATTGATTATGTTTTCAGCTAACTTATCAAAAGCCTTGTGTATTCTTGTTCCATAAATTACATTTCTTTCATTATCACTATTCGATGAATTATAATCAACAACAGCATCTTGAACTTCTTGTCCGAAATAAACTTTTCGTTTTTTCTTTTTAACTATTTTTTTAATCTCAGCTTTAACATCATTAACTTCTTTATTTTTCTTTTTTGCCATCTGTAGCCTCCTCTTCAAATATCCCATCAAGAGATAGTTGAATCTGTTTTAGTTGTTCAAAGAAAAAACCTGTTTCATCATCTGATTCGTAATGTCCTTTAGAATCTACAAGTTTCATTTTGTCTGTTGAGAATTTAATTACTTGTTGAATCTGTAAAATAAATTCTTCGTATTGTGTTATTCTTTTTAATGAATAAAATAATAATGTAGATGCAACTACACTAATTAAAAAGAATATTATTGAAAGTGTTATCCACATATTATCCCCTAATTAAACAATTCATCAAATTTATTTTTGAGATTGTCTACTTGCTTTTGTTCGTCTTTTGTTTTTGGAACTCTTGTATTAGTTGTTTCACCTGATTCTTCACCACGTTTCCATTGGTCAAATTCAATGTGAGTCGCCATCATATCAGCTTGATGAAGGATGTAAGCCATATTGGAACGAAGATTAAAATCAGGATTGTATGACATCAAATAAGATTTATTTGCATCATCGTATAATCCATCTGTTAATTTAATTCCAAGATATTCTTTTTCAGTAACCTTAACTCCATAATGTTGAAGTAACCATAATCCCCTATCAGGTACTTTCATATATTGAAGTTGTGGATTGTGTTTATAGATTGAACCTTGATTCTTTCTATGCCAATCTGAATCTTGTGGAATATAATAGTCGTGTTCCAAATCACCAACCTTACCTAAGTCGTGATGTAAAGCAGCAAAGACTAACTCCTCATCCGTGAAGTTAATCTCTGCTCCGTTCTTCTCCCACAATTGTTTTATCTCAAGTGAGTGACTAATGATGTGAAGAATGTGTTCAACATATCCACCAGGCATTGCATTGTGAAATGCTGCCTTACCACTAGCTGGTGCAAACATCATTCTATCTTGGAAGTCATCATAGAACTTTAAAAGATTGTCTCTTCTATCATCACCGATGTGTGCATTAATAATATCTATTAATGTATTCCAATTATTTTGTATTTCATCTGCTGTTAATTTTTTCATCTTACCTCGTATCTGTTTTTTGTAAATTTAATTGTCTTTTCATTTCTTAATCTATTTCTGTATTGACTAAAGGATATACGGACACCCCAATTCATATATTCTAATATATCTTTTTTACTTACTGATTTTTTCTTATGAATAAAATCTAATATTCTTTTATATGATTCTGTATCTGACATTGGTTTTAAATCTTCTATTTGTTTCCAATTATCAAACCACTTCAATACTCTTTCACTCCATCTAAATCCTTCTAACTTTGGTTCTAAATATAAATTAGCCTCATCCCTCATATAAGGATTGTCTAACATATTCTCAATAGTATCTTTAAAACTCTGTGCGTTGTTTGCTTTATATAGTAATGGATACTCTTCACCAACCATTTCAGGATAACACATCTTATCTGGAAGAACATATGGAACACCTTGACTCAATCCATCAGTTGTTGAAATACTCCATGCAGAATATTTTTGAAAACAACCAACACCCATATGCATTGAACGAACAAAGTTTAAATAATCATCTCGACTACTTAACTTAACTCTTTCAGCATAAGGTTTATCCAAATCAGTTAGTGTTGTGTATACTTTAAAGTCTTGTCTTTTTTTATACAAGTCATCCATTTGTTTTACAAACCAAGTGTAACCTGTATACTCATTATCTCTGTGATTAAATAAAATTGTTTTAGGTTTATGTTTATGTCCAATTGAAATATCATCAACACCAAGATAATGTGGTTGTATAATTTCATCTAATTGAGAAATAACTCTTGGATGATAAATAACTTTTGACTTTTCTAAAACCAAATCTTTCAACCACTCCGTATTAACACCACACTCCTCCATCTCCAATATTCCAGCTATATTGTGCATTAACATTGATTTAGTATATGCTGTATTCTCTGGAACTTCAAACCAATGACAATAACCAATAAACTTTGGATTGATGTTTGTTTCATTAACAAACATATTTGATAATTGCAAAGTATGTTCAGGTAAATGTGTATACACAATATCATAATCATTCTTTTTCCAATCAATGGTTTTCAATAATTGTTTATGATTAAAATGAGTCCTCATAGCGTTTGGGTATGATGGTAACTCAATTGGTAGTTGTGTTGTGTTTGGAAATATTAAACTCTTAACTTCTGTAGGTGAAAGTATTGTCCAATGAATATCATCACGAACTTTATTTAGTTCTTTAATAACATTACGCAAGACAACAACATATGAATCTTTTTCTAAGTCTTTCATATAAGTTATATTTGGATAAACCAATACTTTATATTTATATTCTTTATCGTTATCTTTTTGTTTTGTAAAATTAAATATGTTCACTATATCACTTCCCCACCATAAAGTGAGTTATTTTTAAGTTTGGATTTCATAGTTGTCATCAAACCACCAGCTTTAGATACCAATTCAATTGTACCATCTTTATATACTAATGCAGTATATTTATTCATCTTATCAATATTATCGTTTTTCCAACCTATATGTAGATAGTTTCCTTCCTTATTATCTTTCAAATTTTGAACTTCTGATATTCTTCTTTGAAATTTTTGTTTTGTAGCTTTATCTTTCACATCTTCACTAGCTATAGAAGGTTTTTCATTGATTCCTATATTTTTTAGATATTTACAACATTCATCAAGGTTACCAAACAACCCTTCATATTTAGCAGGTATAAAGTCTACAAATTCACTCTTTGATTTTAAATGAGTAGAAATTTTTCCTGTAGTTGCTGGTGGGAATACACCTTTACCCCTTACAGCATTTTGATAAGATATATAGGTTTTACAAATTTCTCTTCTTGTTATGACAGTTGGCATATAAGGTAAATTATAACCACAAGCTCTACCAGGAAGTCCTTGAACTCCTGTTGAATGTATAGTAGAAGTTTCAAAAATAAATCTAATCAATGGTTTTAAATGTTCATTTATTCTAAAACCAGCAGCCATAGCACCAACCACAATTATAACAACATGCTTAGTTCTTCCCAATCTTAAAAGTTTCATTAATCTATCTGTAATGTCATAACCAGCATCACTATAAACTGTGTGTATTTCAATATGTTTTTTAGAATTTTTATAATGTTTATCTAATTGTATTTTTTGACTATCAGCATATATACATTGTCTACCCCCAGTACGCAATATATGAATACCAAAGTCATTGTTTTCAATTTCATAATCCAAAAGTTTAACAACAGGATTAGCTATATGTCCATTTACAGAAACACCACCTAATTCAGATATGTCGTGAAATTTAGAAGATTCTAACATATGTTCAATACCTCTATATCCTTTACCAGGTTCAATTATAACTTGTGAATAAGGAAGACTTAAACTACCATTTTTGTGTGCTAAATATAAAGAATAATTTGTAGCACCGACAATCATTATGAGAAAAGATTTACCAGATGCAATTAAAGCGTCAATTAATATTTCAACTCTACCAGCTTTACCAGTTTTTGATTCGTTAGATCCACCAATACCATATTCACCCTCATCAATAATTACAATACCATCTTTAATACTTTCTACTTCATTCAACAAATCTTTTGATTGTATTTTTTTTGATAATATTGTAATTCTTTCAACATCAACAATATGTTCAATATCTTTCATATCTGATTGTAATTGTTTATTTAAATCTGTTAATGAATATGTAGTTAACACAGTAACATTAATAGGACCTAAACCTTTTTCTAAATGTTTATTATATATTTCAATAATCGCCTGTTTAAATGAACCTGTTTTTCCTCCTTGTAATTTACCGATTAAATCTAAAACACAATTTCTATGATTTGACTTCTGCCATTTGTCATACACAGTAACTATCTGTTTAGCAGCTGCTAATTCATTTGGATATATATCTACCATTATCTACCTACCTCCCCTAAGTATTTTTCTTTACATTGTTCCCAAGTCATATTTAATATATCTGAATAATATAGCATCTCAGGCTTTAATCTATTTTCTGTATGTAACTTAGTATATCTTTTAATTGCTTTTCTTTTCCACCATTTATTAATGTATTCAGAACCTTGAACAAACTTTGGTCTCATAATTAATTCATCAGCATTAATTTCATTTCTTAAAAAGTCTCTTCCGTTTTCATAAAACGAACTAAAGTAAACTCCTCGTTTAAATCCGTGATTATAATGTGACTTAACAATTCCTAATTCTTTAAACATATATGAAATCAATGTTTGTTTAACTCCAGTAGGAGGACCATTCACTCCTTCTTTTGGCGTCATAATTTTTTTATAATCATCAGCTCTTTCATCTTTCATCCATTCAAGCCAGGGTTTATAAACTGAATCATCAGGCTTCAATGCAATCTTACCAGCAGATTCACCGAGAGTTTTCCATACAGGTATTCCATTGTACATTGAATGAACACCATACAATGCTGTAGTGGTTAATCCAACTAATTCATCACCATAAGTTTTCTTCCAATGAGCTCTTAATGATTCATCAGTTAATAACATAGCGACTAACTTACCACCAAGAAAGTTAAATCCAAATGGTTGAGTTGCTACAATGGATGTCCCAATACTTGTACATCTAAGTTTACCATCTTTAAATTTATTATCTTTAGTCCAACCAATATAATCATCTCTAACACCAAGTGATGTAATATCTGAACCTAATGACATCATACCTAAAACTTTATTAGTATTTCTATCTTTAGCAATCACTTTAATGTTTCTACCTGGATTAGCTACATATTCCATTGAATGAATGAGTCTTCTGAGTAAAGTCCAATTCTCAACTGATGATTGATTCTTACTATCTACGATTTCAACATAAGGGTCGAGATTTTCTATTTCTGATATTGTTAAATCTAAATTATTTATATCCGTTGGTTTCCATATCTTATGGCTGAATAAATCAAACTTATAAGCATACTTTTGAAAGTCAGGATTCTTATTGAACTCCTGCCACTTCTTATAAAGTGTTTGTTCTTCAACAGACATAGATTTCAACATATCTAAATTATCTATGAACTCTTGTTTC